TTCGATAGCAAAGCCTGAAGCTGAGGTCTCACAAGCTGGCGCATTGGCACTTGTGACTTACATTGTTGCCGTCGCTGATGCTGACGTTGCACAGGCTGGCGTTTTGTCTTTTGTTCGTTATCCATTGCCGCCACCTGTTCCGCTACCTTTACCGCCTAGCCCGGCTTCAAACGTTGTGGACAACGCGGCAACAAGTCAAGACATGACGATTTTGCTAAACGTATCAAGAGACATTTATGTCGATACGTCAGGAAACCTAGCTGTAGGCACAGGGCAAACGGCTTTGCTTCAGATTTGTCAAGCATATCTTGAAGCACAGTTGAGAGAAATGGTTTTTCAATTTAACCAAGGCATTCCCACATTTGATGATATTTTTCAGGGCAATAACATATCGGCTTATGTTGCGGCCGGGCGGCAAAGGCTTATGAGTATTCCGAGTGTCGTAAGCGTGAAATCTTTTACGGCAAAATATGTCGGCAATCAGTTTCAATATATGGCACAAATTTTGACAATATACAGTGACACTTTGCTTACTGTCACTAACCAAGGGGTTGCGACATGAGCGAAAGCACTACCCTTTACACTTACGTAAATTCGACTGGCGTTATCGTGCCGGACACAACCGATTTATTGACCGAAGTGCAAAGCGAATACACTGGCGCTTTAGGCAATATTTTGAATTTAGACAGTTCAACGCCCCAAGGTGCGTTGATAGCTTCTGAAACGCTGGCGCGTTCTGCTGTTGTTAAAAATAATGCGTTGCTTGCAAATCAAATAAACCCTAATCAAGCGGGCGGTATGTTTCTTGATGCTATCGCGGCTTTGACAGGTTTAGGGCGTATATCGCAAACGTTTTCGACTTATTCGAGTGTGACGATAAACGGCGTTCCAGATACTTACATTCCTCAAAATACGCAAGGTGAAACAGCGAATGGTGATTTGTTTTATACTGTGTCGGGCGTGTTTTTGTCTGCGACGGGAAATGCAACGGTTTCTATGTCGGCAGTCAATGCCGGGCCGGTTGCCGCGCCCGCTGGAAATTTAACGCTTGTTTCTGGCGTGCTAGGACTAGAAACGATTGTCGCACCTTTAGCCGGAACACTTGGGCAATATGGTCAATCTGACATTTCGTTTCGCGCGCTTCGCCGTCAGACTTTGGCGCTTCAGGGAATATCGCTTAGCGAAGCTATAACGTCAGCTTTGCGAGCATTACCGGGCGTTATAGGCGTTCAATTTTATGATAACTATACCGCTGCACCTGTAACGATTGATGGCGTCACGGTCGCAGCAAATTCAACATACGCTTGTGTTGACGGCGGCACCGCATCGCAAATCGCCAAAACATACGTGCAAAATAAAACTGGCGGCGGCGGTTTTTCGGGCGGAACAGTTACGCCGTACACTGAACCTTATAGCGGTCAGGTTTTTGAAGTTGCTTATGACGTTCCTACTCTAGTTCCATTCCTTATTCGTGTGACGTGCAAGCAAGGCAGTTTTACAGGAACGCTGATAAGCGCGGTCAGCAATGCGGTTGTCGCTTTTGCTAACAACACGGTAGCACAGAACACGCCTACAGATTTAGGAATAGTCGGCTTTGTTGTAGGCGGCAACGTTTCGCCTTTCGAGATTGCTGGCGCTATTCAGGCACAATGTCCGGGCGTCTATATTCAAAAAGTTGAAGTAACAACGGTTGCAGCAAATAATTATGTCACAACCGAAGTTGATTTAAACATAAATCAAAAAGCGACTGTGACGGCTGGCAATATTGACGTGGTGGTAAACACCTAATGGCGCTTGTTCAAGAGTTTGATTTTTCAGTTGAGTTATTGGCGTCATTAATATGGCGTTTCAATACGGCTGAAAAGCTGACCGCGCTAATTCAGGCAAAGCAAAATTGGTATGACCAAAACCAAGAAACATTTTGGAACGATTGGTTTACAAATGTTTTTGACCTTGATACGGCAAACGAGTTTGGTTGCTCTGTGTGGGCAATCATACTAGGCATTCCCACAACAGCTTTGAGCACGGTCAGCATTACCGAAGTGCCATTTGGTTTTGGTAATTTCAACAGCAACTTTGGAAACAGCAATTTTTCACCTGTGATAAGCAATCCAGGGTTTTTATCTTTAGCTGAAACACAGCTTTTTCTAAAATTGCGGTATTATCAGCTTACGTCGCGCGGTAATGTCTATCAGACAAACAAAATTCTTGCCGCGTTGTTTGGCGAAGGCAACGTTTATATTGTCGATAATTTGAACATGACGATTACGTGTTTTTACAAGGCAGCGTCTATGCCTACAGCTTTGTTTAATTTGATACAAGAATACGATGTTATGCCGCGTCCATCTTGTGTTAAATTGTCATACACGGCAATATAGGGGTTACGAATGGAACAGAGATATTTCTACAGCCCGTTTGCCGCCGAAGGTGATCAAACGCAAGTTACGATGACGGTTGAAACGTCCGGCATTGTGTCTTATCCGCAAGGGTGGACGCCACCTTATAATCTTAATTTATTGACTGATCCGGCCGCATTGGCGATGGACCGTTTACGGTTTAATTCGGTTATGTACGACATAACGTTTGCTTTGCAAGATTTGCAGCAATACGGCACGCCTGAGTTTATTGACGCAACCGACAATCTAGGAACGGCTTATTCTTATGGCATAGGCGCTATGGTCCGCTATAGCAGTTCTGGCGAAGCCCCATTTATTTTATACGCATCAACGGTTAGCGAAAATACTGACACGCCTTCATTGACGGATGGAAACTGGCAACCTGTTAAACTCGCACGGTCAGGAAGCTTTGCAGCGACGGCTGGCGGCAATGGTAGTTTTACTGTCCCTAGCGGGATTTACACGATATTTGCCCAAGGCTGGGGCGGCGGCGGCGGCGGCGGTAGTACAACAGGCAATCCATCGGCCGGTTCTGGCGGGCAGGCTGGCGGCTACGTAGAAGGCTGGCAGAGCGTCACGCCAGGACAGGTCATAAACTACCATGTCGGCCTTGGCGGGGCGGCTGGCGGTGCTACTGGCACGCAGGCGGGCAATGGCGGCGATACGACGATAAATTTTGGCGGCGGCAACGTATGGACGGCGGGGGGCGGCGGCGGCGGCTACGGTGCTAATGGCGGCTTCGAACCAACTATCGGTGCCTTAGCGGTCGTTTCTGGTGGTCAATTTAGCTTACAGGCAAGTGCCGGTGCAGGAACAGGCTCTTCAGTTGGAGGAACAGCCGGATTTGGCGGCTTTGGCGGTGCTGCTTACGGCGGGTCAATTTCGCCTAGCACTTTCGCACAAGCAGGGGTCGGCGCTCATCCAGGCGGCGGCGGAGGGGGCGGCGCAAATGGCGGTGCGGGCGGAAATGGTGCTTTAGGGCTGATTAAATTTACTTGGTAACAAAAAAAATCGCTAGGCTTTGACCTAGCGATTTCGCATTAAGCCGGTAAAAACTTCAGATAACTCGCAACACTCGCGCGCCTTTAACGCCGTGTTCATGGTCGTTTTCAACCGCCACAAGTGAAAATTTGCGCGGCGGCGTTTGATCCTTATACCGCTTCGTGGCGCTGCTGACCGTACCGGCCAAAGCTTTGCCAGGGTCAGGCATCGAGTCGGACGCATGGACAAAAAACGAATCGTAAAGTTTCGTTTCTCCGTCTTCGTGCAACACAGGCGGTTGCAAAGTTGAAAACGGATAGCTTTCCTTTCGATGCGAACCGGGCGCGCGTCCTGCTTTTTCGGGCAGCGTCATAAGCGCGCCGGACCGCGAAATGACGGGCGGCGTTTTCGACTTGTCTTCGTCAGCCGGAACACCTGTGGCGGGCGGCTGTGCTGCCGCATCGGGCTGGGAAAAAGCTGGCGCTGTCGGTGCTGCCGGTGCCGTCACGCCGATTTCAGAAAGACCGGTTGCGGTCAGCCGGACGGCAACCTTAGCGGCGTCAGCCGGGTCAGTTGTGGTGCTATCGGCTTCAAGAAAGCCTTGCGCCAGAAGCGGCGCAACCAAGGGGTTTTTGACGTTCAAAAAGGTGAAATCGCCAGCTTTTACGGCGTTTTCATGCGTTTTCTTCAGCATGTTTTTCAGGTTATCGTTAAGCGGCATGTCGCTTTATTCTCCTATGAAGCCAAAGGCAATATTGCCTATTTATGGTTTATAGGCTTTCAAATGACACTGTCAAGCGACAAACTAAGCTGTTGATTGCTTTTTTGGTTAAAACCTATGTCTTCTAGCACGGCATAGCAATCGGCTATATATTTCTCTAAGTTCACGTCATCCGGCATAACGTCAGGTAGAACCATGCAAGGCTTGCCGCCTTCGGTCAAAGGTATGTTGTGACTATTGGTTGCGCGTGTAATGGTGCCAAGTATCTTGTTAGCATAATACCATCTAATTGTCTTTCCTAAATATCGGCCGTCTTTTTGCGCGCCACCTGTCACTTTTCTGACCGAAACAAAGCGGCGAATGTCAGTGCATTCGGTCACAGTTTTTTCTATCGGTACGCTTTCAGCTATAAAAGCTTTCACAGCATCGGCGACAATTAAGCATTCTGGATTTTTTGAAAGACGACTATTCAAGGCGCTGCCAACTTCAGAATATACACCTTTTGTTTTCACTGTTCCGTCTAGCTTGACGGCAATGTAGTTATTCACGTCTCGGCTGAATAAGCCTTTGTATTCAGTTTCTTCGGTTTCTAATCCGGTTTCATTTTCCCATTGTCTGAATATCGCTTCAAATTCGGCATATTTTTCTTGTGGGCATAGTGTTACTATTCCATCAGTATTTGCCGAAACGACTTCAAAACGATGCAACGTCAAAAACTCTATTGCCATCAGTAGCGAAAGCTGACCCGTCAAAGTTGTTTGAACCATCATGACCGGACTATAAACTGTTGAGTATGGGTCAGACGTTTTCCCAAAAACGCCGTTGCTTGCAATTTTTAAGCTATCAGCTACAACTTTGTCACCTGATTTTTTAGCTGCATATCGTTTGTCTACTATCGCTTGCAATGCTTCAATGAAAGCAGGGCCAAGGTGAACCGGATAAAAGCCATTTTTCAAAATCAAGTTCGGATAATAGCCTGTTACGTCGCGGTCTAAGATGCGGCAATTTGTCGCTCTGATACCTTGGCATTTTTCGTTACTGTGCAAGCCGCCCATGCCGATTGTGTATGCTTTGCCAGCAATCCAAAGCTTGCGGCCTTCAATCGACTTAGGGCAAATGACATGCCCCGTAGGACCGATTAAAATATCAGCATTTTGGATTTCTGAAAGCATAGCATTTAATTCAATAGACGAAAATTTTATGTATGACGGTGCAACGTAATTAAAACTTGTGCCTACAAGCTTTTTAAAGTCAGGACGTTTAGGCCATTTGCCAGTGATCCTAAGAAGTTCTGTGTTGATAATTTCTTGTGCAAGCTGTGCATCCGAAAGCGAGCGCAAATCTTTGTTGAACTCGTTTGATAACGCATAGCGTAAATCAAGATGCGGCGAGACTTCGGTTAAGAGTAAGGCGGTGTTGTCAAGGTCATTAAAGTTGTATTCTCTGACGTGATTTTTTTCTTCGGCCGTCAAAACGACTTCAGGATGATATGGCAATTCTTGCATGTGTCGGCAATGCAAACGAGCGGCATAGGTTTTTAAGCTTGCCGAGAGCGGGCAAACTTCTATTAGGTCAATGTGATTTGCGCGAGCGATATTGAACATATATTTAGCTTCAAGGTCACGGCTTCGCGCGTTGTCGTAAATAATTTCGTTGGTCATGTTTTTTATGTCGCGCGGCGAAATACGCTCATCGCTGATAGCGTATGAAAGCACTATCATATCGTAATCGTTGCTGTTGAAACCGACAATGCAAAAGTTCGACAAAATCCATTTGATCCAGTCTATTTGCAATATCGTATTGTCGTGTCTTTCAAAAAAGCAAATCTTGCCGCTAGGGTAATGTTGAAATGAAACAACAAAGTAATTGACATAGCTTTCAACGTCAAAGACTAAGACGCTGCCTACCCATTTAAAAAGTTCTTCGTCTGTAAAAAATCGCTCAAGTTTCACACATGCCGCCGTCGCATTGTTTCATGCTGAAAAACCGCTCTTGCCCATAATTAGACCGCGCAAATTAGGACCGCAAAAAGCTGTAGGCTTTTTCGGGTCAGGATGAAAACAGATTGTCAAAATATGCGGTCTCATCAACTGCCAAAGCTTAAAAGAAAACTGATAGTTGCCGCGCAAACCTTCAACAAGGTAATTTGCACCTAAGCCAAGCGTTCTGTTTGTCGCCATATAATCGTTGTGCATGTAAACGTTATCATCAACAATAAAGCTTTCTATGGCGTCCATCCCATTGAAAAAGTCTTTAGGCGGCGATGCAAACGGCGCTCCTTCAAAATGAGCATACAAAGCATGAAGCGATTTATTCGGAAATTCCGCACGGTGCAAGCGTGTTTTGACAAAGCTTCCATCGTCAAAATAAAACGTCGCGCTTGTGTCGCTAAATCCAAAAGCGGCCAAAGGCTTTTTTGATTTGACTATCGCCGTTGTGGCACGTTTTGGAATGCTCAAACCGTCAGGCAAGCTTATTCCGTGCCAATATTCAATCGCGCTAAAACCGTTAGTCGCGACAATGATATTGCCGTTTAGCTGCACACACTGGCAGAACGGCCGGTCTAGCTTTTCGTTGGCTATGTCGTTGCAGGCGTCAAAGCCTTTTTTGATCCGATCATCAATCGCAGCTATTGGTTGATCCGGCTTTGTTTCGGCTATCGTGTCGGCATCGGCAATCGGCACAACGGCATTGAACTTGTCTGACCGTAAAGAAATTGAAGCTGCATCAACCTGTGTAAACTGAAAATTCGATTTGCATTGCTGAAGCCCAGCCTTGAACTTCGCACCTTGTATGCACATATCAAGGTCAATTTCAACCGGGTTGCCCATTGTAATCGTATTGTCTGAAGCGGTCAGCAAACGATTTTTTATTTTGATATAGTTATATAATTCGTTATCGTGACCGCTAGATGCAAACGCGACAAAGCCTAAAGCTTCAATCAACTTCGTGCGGCTGTCGATTTCTTCCTTATTAGGCTTTGCCATTTGGTTAGAACTCTTTTCCGCCTTATTTGTTTCGATTTTCTAATTTGTGATCCGTTCGAATTTCGTTAAAATCAATTTTATCACAAGCTGCACCGCCAATATCTAAGCCATATCTGCCTGCAAAATCGCACATACGAATAAGACAATCTGCAAACTCAACTTCAATCATGGGCCGATTTGTAAGCTTATCGTCCATGAGATTTTTTCGCAAGCCTTCAAAACCTTCAGAAAGTTCTGAAACCATAAGCATTAGCAATTCGCCTTTATTGCGTTCAAGCGGTTTGCCTGTGCTTTTGTCTGACCACCATCCGGCAGATACAGCGCGAGCATGTGCAACATGCGTAAGCGTTGCAAGACCAAGTTTAATTGCTGTTCTGCTTGAATTGCCAAATAAAACAGTTTCCCCCACAATCACAGGAAAATTTGTAGGCGTAAGTTTTGCGCTCATAACTTTTAATCCTTTCAATATGGTATTTCGTCGTTAGACACAAATCCCTCACAACCAGTCTGTGCCGTTTTGATAATCGACAACGGCGGCGTCATGAGGTATTTGTCGCACTTGTTTTCATTAACGTTAATCATAACGCAATCAAAACAAGTTTTCACTGACGGCGCGGCCGGTTCTTCAAGCGGCTGTTCGCGATAAACCGTAGTGATAATTTGCGTGATTTCAGATAGAAACGATTCGCCCGCTTCCCTGACCGCCTTTTCAATCCAATTATTGTCTTCAGCTTCAGGCAAGTTGTTTGTGACAGGCACTCGCACGCCTTCTAGCATGGGATGCGGCGCGGTGCCTGTTTGCCAGGATTGTGACTGCCGGGCATCGCTCATGACCGCTGGTTGCGGTCCTGGCGTGGCACCGGGCGGCGTCCAACTGTCAAAGCTTGGCGCAAAAGATGGTTGCTGAAACGCCGGTTGCGGCGTCGGCTGGGGCGCTGCCTGCGGTGCTGCTTGACCGTTCTTAGCTGCCAGAGCGGCGGCATTATCGGCGTCAATCTGTGCCTTTGTGCGTCGCCTTGGCCGGGCTGGCGGCTGTGCGACGGCAGAAGCGGGCTGTTGTGTGGGCATGGTCATTCGGCTGGTTTTAGACATTTTTTTATGTTCCTCTATGTAGATTTCCGATTTCGAGATAGGCAATTCAATCAACAAACCTATAGCAGATTTCACGATAACGCTAAAGTCTTTAAGCGATACAACTTCAAATTCAAACGTTCTTTTTTCCGGTCCTGTTATAAAGTTGCTACGTTCGCCCGGCACAATTTGAGATAGCGCAAATTTTGCAAGGTTAGTGTCTATCATTTCAAAATTCACAGCCGGTTATTTCGGGATATTTTTTGTTGACCCAAACTTGCACACGCTTAGGCGGGACAAGCTTGTCAAAATATTGCACACATTCTGAAGCTGTTGACGGAATTGGTATAGTTTGATCGACAAACCTTTGCCGCCACCAATCAGAAAAACGCTTTTTCATGAATGGCGAAGAATGTTCAACCGTGATCCATTCTATGAATGTTCTTAGACCGCAACTATACGACGCTTTGATAATTGGCGCGGCTGGCGGAAACTGATTTTTTTTCGTGTGCAAAGTGTAATAAACGCCACCTGTGACATTGAACCATTCGATAATTGGTAAGTCTGACCTTATCAGTTCATCGTCATAAGCTTTGACTTTGACTTCAAACTTAGCGTCAAATATTTCGCCGCAAAATGGGCATACGCGAGCGGCGGCGTGGCAATAGCAATCGCAAGCCGGGCAAATTTTGACAGGTGCTTCGCCCGCACCTTTACCTTTCATTTTCGGTATTACGGGGTCATCAACGGGGCCAAGACGCCTGACATTGCCAGCATGGTCAGATACAAGGCAATCTCGTTTTTGCCACCCATTGACTTCATATGGTCGCATTCCGCGCCCGATCATTTGAACGTGCAAACCGACTGACATAGTCGGTCTAGCGCAAATGATATGGTCAATGCGCGGTACGTCCAAGCCCGTTGTTCCTATGCCGTTTAAGCAAAGCGTATCGACTTCGCCCGCGCGAAATGCTAACATAATATCGTCGCGTTCTTTACTGCCGTTCATTTTCGAGTGGACGGCATGAGCATTTAAGCCATACGCACGCAGCATTTCGGCCGACATAATTGCACGTTCTACGCCAGCACAAAACATAAGCCGGGTTGTTCTATCTTTTCCGTGGTCTAAAGCTTCGCCTATCAGCTTCCAAGTGATTTTTTCGTCAGCTTTGTTAGAAAGCTGACCTTGTGCAAAATCGCCGTTTTGAATAGAAACGCCTGACGTATCAATTACGTTATTAACGCGGCGCGGTCTTGGCGGAACTAAATGATAATCGGCAAAAAGCCTGCTAAAGCCTTCAATGTTACAAATGTCAAAACACGTATCGGTAAATATCGGACCATTCGTAAGCCTTCCCATTCCGGTGCGCCATCCGGTTGCGGTAAAGCCTATAATCTTCATGCGCGGATTAACGGCGAGCAAAGCCGCAATAACTTTGCCGTACTGACTGTCATCGTTTGGACCAAGCAAATGCGCTTCGTCTATCAAAAACAAATCGTAATGGCCTAGCACTTTAACCGCATTGACTATGGACGCTATGCCCGCAAACGTTATAGGTGCGGTCAATTCTTTCTGGCGAAGCCCGGCCGAATAAATGCCAATCGGCGCGAGCGGCCAAACTTCAAGCATTTTTCGCGCGTTTTGCTCAATCAGTTCTTTTACGTGCGTTGCCATCAAAATTCGCTGATATGGAAACAGCGAAAAAACCAAGTTGATAAACTTGGCAATGACAAAGCCTTTGCCGCTTCCTGTGGGCATACACACAAGCGGGTTGCCGTTGTTATGCTCAAAGTACGAAAACAGACTGTCTATAGCTGCTTCCTGATACCATCTAGCTTGTACTGTTTGCGGCTGGTAGTTCACGTCTTTTTAATTTCCGCAACCAAACGGTTCATATACCATTGCGCTTTTTCAGCGTCTTGAACAGGCGCATTTTTTGCCATCATGCGCCAAGTATATTTTATAACTTGTCCGCGAAGAAATGCTATTTGACCTTCTACGCCTAGCATTGATTCTATTGCGTCAATACACTCTATTTTACCGCTGGCATAATGTTTCGGCCTATTTACATCGTCAAATACTGGCGTAGGAACTGGCAATATTTTTGACACAGGTTTTTTCATATCCAATTTTTCCTCTGCACAAACCAATTAAACGCAATTTGCATTGAAACTTTTTCACGTTTCATTCGATTGTAAACGCTTCCTCTTTTTATTCCTGCTTCTTCGCAAGCCCTTATCAAAGGAACAAAACGTTGATTATATGTAACAAATGCTTTGCAAGTTTTCTTGACACAACCGCATGATTTAGCTTTGTTGCTTTCAACATACGATTTTCTCATTAATTTGATAGTTCCGCAAGTACAAGAAACTTTGACGTAAGTGTGATAACCTTTTTTTATTTGGCTATTAGGCAGCACTGTCAGTGCGGAAAGACTTGCCATTGCTCGCAACCTTTCGACAAAACTTCACGCGGAATAATTTGATTAGCTAAAGCACAAATCCATGAAGCGCTTTGACCGGCCATGCTATGCCTACAAGAGCGGCAATTTATGTCTACAGCTTCGCCTTTGTGGCAAACGCCTTGCATCGCACAGTAAGTGCATTCGCTGTAAGCTGGCGAAGCCGATATTCGACCAGGGGCGGCTTGCGCGGTGATTATGTGTTGCGCTTTTGCCAGGAGTTTTTTGCCTAAGTTATGATCTAATTCGACAACTTCAATATGCAAATCGTCTGTGTTTTTGTTGATTGCAAAATATATTGCATAATCGAAATTGTATATTTCGGCGCTACCATAAGCACACATTTGAGCGTAATGCTTAGGCTTTGACATTATTACTCCGTTTTTGACAAGGCTTTTAAATGACCGTTCATTGTGCGTCTTGAACTCCCCAAGAAAAGGAATTTCAAGTCGATAGTTTTCAGGCAAATAAATGATGCTATCCAATGAACCGCCGTAATGACCATCAACGCCTGAAATGCGGAACTGTTTGCCGGTCGCTTCGTTGTGCGATAGCACGTTTGCCGCTATAGACTTAATCCATTCTATTAATCGGTCCTCTTCTTTGTGACCGCGATTAAATAAGCGATACATTTTGGCACTAAATTGTTCTTTGTGAAACCATCGGAATGAATACCAAAGCTTCCGCGCGCATTTTTCGCCAATAATACTTGCGCCTAAATGCGCGCGTTGTTCACTTTCTTCGTATAGAGCAATGCAAGCAGCGTCTATGTCGGCTTTGATTGCGGTAGCCAAATTTTTCCGTTCAAAACCGTTTAGACGTACACGCATACTCACAGCTTATTCTTTCGTGTTGTCTTCAACAATGATTGGCACTTTAACACAGGTAATTCGATAACGGCAAACGCCGTCTACGTTTACCCATACTGTTTTACCCAAACCGCCAGCCGAAAAATTGACTAAAATTTCAACACATTGTTCTGGCGACGTATCGTCAAGCATTATTGCCGCGCCCATGACGGCGCATTATTTGTTGCAGGCTGTTGCGCCCACGAAGGTGTGCCGCCAGCGGGCGGTTGACCGCCAAACGCCGGTTGCTGTGTCGCCTGTGGCGCACCGCCAGCCCATGACGGCGCACCGCCGCCTTGCGGCTGGGTTGCTGGCGCTTGTGTTTGGGCAAACTGCTGGGGCGGCTGTGTGGCTGACGCGGCCAATGCAGATGCGGCGCGCGTTGGCGGTGCGCCAGCTACGTCGTAAACGCCTGCAATTTGCGTATATTTTGAATCAGGCTGTTGCGCCATTTCGAGAATAAACGGCTTGCCCCAAAGTTCAACGCCTTCAGGCTTGGCGTCAAGGTGCAACGTCTGTGTAACGTGGCAAATAGCCGAAAGCTGACGGCCTGCGATTTCCTTTGACGTGTCGTTTTTGTTCCACAAGTTTAACGTCAACTGACCCGTCATGCCGCGTTGTGGGCCGTCAAGAATTTCGCACGTCAAAAACAACAAACCGCTTGCCGGGTCATTTGTTGAAGCACGCGGGCCAGAAGCAATGATTTTGACAGGATATTTGCCAACTGGCATTCCCTGTTGCTGAAGTTCTGGATTGTGTTCCGTCGCATTAAACCAAGCCATATTATGTCACTCCGTTTTCTTTGTTGAAAAGCTGTTTTAGGTTAGCTGGTTCCCATAACGAGAGAAGCCCGCTTCTATTTCGCGCTATGCAATAATCATTCGTGCTACAGCGTAACGCGGAATACTGTGAACCGTCAGGCGCAACGTGACGGCTGATAAAAATTACGTTGTCAAAATTATATGGCAACGCCGGGCCAAGTTTAGGAACAGCCGTAAAGCATTCGGCCGTCTTTACGCCTGTAATTTGATCCGTCATTTCGATAGCTTTAGAAGTCATCACAACGTTTTTGTTTTGAATGCTTTGAAAGCCTAGAACAATTTCCATAACCTGTGCGGTCGTTTCAGGCGAATATTTGCGAGCATCGTTTTTATATGCGCGACGGTTTGCCGCGAGAATGTTTTCAGACAAAGCCGATATGCTATCAAAATATATTGTGTTGAATTGCGCGGATTCGCGGCTAGACGTTGCCCAAGCCAAAGCGTCTTTGGCGTCGCTGTAAGCTGGCGCGGCAATGTAAGGAAGTCGGTTGCGTTGAATAGACTTCAAGCCCGGTTCTGTTGAAATAATGATGACGTTATCCGCTGTCGCGGCGAGCGGCGTTTTGCCAGAACCGGCCAAGCCATACACAAGCGAGTTTGAAAAAGCGTTGCTTATGTCGCCTGTGTTGTAAATTTTAACCATGATTGTTTTGGATGCCCCAAAAACGCGCGAGCGGTATAAATTGATTAACCGGCCTGTAAAACCATTCTTTAGCAGCGTCAAAACTTTTGTCGTGATGAATACGAAACTTGACTATGTTAAAATCAACACAATCAATTTCGACAAAAAACCCGTCGCCTTTAAGTATTCGATTGAATACAAAATTATCAACCATTGTAAGCCGCCTTCGGCTTTGGCGCTATTTCGAGCGACGGCATACCGTCTTTAATCTCGATAAGGCCAGAACGGTCTATCAAGGCTTTGACTTCGTCGGTGCAAGTTTCATACGTGCTTTCAGAAAAGCGCCATTCTTGCTTGAACACCTCAACCCATTGTGGGCAGATATTTGAAAACGCCTGAAGCTGAAGTGCCAGGGCATTTAATAGTTGCTGATTGAAAACAAATTTTATGGTTTGCTTTGCCGTCAGCTTGAAGTCTGTGCCATCATCTAAACCGACACGGTTAACGCCTTTTTTCGGCATGGGAAAAAATTCGTTTGCAATCTCTGACCGCAAGGCAGCTTCACGTTTTTTAGCGCGCTCTAGGGACGCTTTAGCAACCGCCCATTGGACGGCTAACAAACGCTTGCGAAGTTCTGACATGATGCCTACCCTGAAACTCGATCTAGTAAGGCTTGCACGCGGCTAATGTGTCTGTCAAGACGCAAAAAGTATCATTGACGATACACGGCAAATCATTCTAGCACTACTCAACCATATTACAGGGCGGCAAGATGGACGGTTGTACGCTACTATCTGCGACGCAGCAACTTCTAAAAAATCGGCCTAGAAGCTTGACCTTTAGCAATATCAACCGCGATTTGCCAGAGCTAAACCGCGTATGGTTGTCGCGAATGGCAAACGGTCGCATCAAAGAAACTGACGTTAACCGTGTTCAAAAATTGTATGAATACCTTACCGGAAAGCCGCTGATTAACACATAAGGCTAAAACGTCATGAGTTTTGACAATATACCGTCAGAGTTAAAGCAACTTCGTCAATGGATAAATTGGAGGCAAGATGTTAGACAAAATGGAAAAATTACAAAAACGCCTATCTGTCCGCATACAGGTGCTCTTGCCTCAGTTGTCAATCCTTTACATTGGTCTAGTTTTGATTTTTGTACCTCTCATCGCAATAGCGTGTCTGGTATTGGTTTTGTTTTTACTAAATCAGATGATTATTGCGGGATTGATTTAGACAACCCTGACGGCGTTGTTGCAATAGCCAACTCGCATCAAGCAACGCTAGAATATTTAAACAGCTATGCCGAAGTATCGCCAAGCGGGCAAGGCGTGCATGTTATCGTCAAAGCAAAGCTATCTAACGCGGGCAGGCGTCGCAACAAAGTTGAAATATACGACTGTGACCGCTTTTTTACCTTCACAGGCGAAAGCGTCAATAATAAGCCAATAGCTTATCGTCAAGCTGAAGTCGATTTGCTTTACAACTCGCTTGACGCGCCCGCATATATTCCTCCGTTTCAGACAGGCGAAGCACAGATTTTTGATGACGCAACTGTATTGCGTCAATGCTCGCAAGCTTCAAACGGCGAAAAATTTCAACGTTTGTATATGGGAAATTGGCAATACGATTATCCGTCACAGTCTGAAGCTGACTTCGCATTAATCAATATTCTTACCTTTTACACGAAAAACAAAGAACAAATTATCAGGCTTTTTCGCATGTCAGGCTTAGGACAACGCGAGAAAGCTAAGCGTAATAAATACATAGCGTATATGGTAAATCGTGCGTTTGACCGTATGCCGCCAAAGGCCAATATGGACGCACTACATAATCAAAGGCTTAGCTTACTCGCTTCGCTCAAAGGCTAAATTATAACAATGCCTTGGTTTGACGCGACAAAATGGACGCCTTGGGTTTTCAAAGGGCCGGAACAGAACTACGCGACGCCTGACGCGGTTGCGGCAGTATTCCGCCCCGATGGCCCGGTACCAGCCGCAAACCCGCTTCCAGGGGCTTCCCTGAAGCGCCCTGACCCGCCTAAGCTGGGTCACGCGGTCATTTTTCCATCGGCCGTGCCTGCTACGCCTGTAGAGCGACCGCAATGGATTGACGAAGACGGCTCCCCTTTAGATTTGCCGCCGCCCAAGCCGCCTATTAAGATTCCTGGCCTTGTAGGCGAACTAGTAGATTTTTGCTGGCATGGTTCACCTTATCAAATCGCAGAAGTCGCTATAGCGTCAGCTTTATCGTCTATGTCTTTGCTGTGCTCCCGCACCTATCGACATGGTACGTTAGGCTTATCGCTTTATATTTTGCTACTTGCAAAAACGTCTGTTGGTAAAAGCTTTTGTTTTAAAGCAAACGATGCTTGGGCAAATGAACTTGCTAAACAATTTTTAGACGTAAAGCCGCCGCATAGTGAAGAAGCTAAAAAACGTCTAGCTTATGCACGCAACATGATTATAGGTGAAATAGGCAGCGCGCAAGGCTTGGCGCAACACATGCCGCAATCGCCATCTACTCTGTTTCACGGTGATGAATACGTGCACCAAATCAAAGAAATGTCGCGGCCTAACCCGCCTTCGCACGTCGCACAAATGCAAGCTGAATTGCTTAGGCTTATGGAAATGTCAGGTCCAGGCAGAGTTTATCGCGGTCGTAAATATTCAAAGCGTGGCAAAACTGAAGAAGAAGTAGACGTGATTATGGCGTCGCTATCAATACTTGCGACAGGAACGCCAGAAAAGTTTTACGATGAAATGCAACCATCATTGCTTGAAAACGGGTTTTTGCCTCGTTTTACATTGCTTGAATATAGCGGAAATTTGACACGTAAAAATCCAGAAGTCATAGACAAGCCTTCAGAACAGCTAATGAAAAAAATAACAATGTTGTTTAATATGGGTTTTGAGCGTGGCAGGCATTTGACAGGAGATTTGTCAGAAGTTATTGACGTTCAACCAATCGACAAAAAAGCGTCTGATCGTTTAGACTGGTTTGAAAACGTTTGTCAACGCAATGTCGTAAAAGCTAATCGCGATGACCTTCAGACGGCCGGGCTTTGGTCGCGCGCTAAAGAGCAAGTCAAAAAAATTAGCTGTTTGATTGCCATTGGCGTTAATCCATATCAACCGCAAATAACGGAAGAATATGTCAATTCAGCTATAGCAATTATAATGCCTAATTTAGAAAAACTTGTCTCTCGCATTGTAAAAGACGAAGTTGGCACAGGTGATCCGCGAAGACGTAATGACGTGATGAAATACATGGCGAAGCTGTATGTCGGCGGCTATGCAAAATACGGCAAAGGAAAAAGTCCGATAAGGCAAGAGTTAATTGACGTAGGGATTATTCAGGTTGCCATTGTTAAAAACTACTGTTCGCACTTGGCGTCTTTTCGCAACTGCCCACAAGGGTTTGAGCGAGCGTTTAAAGACATATTCGATAGCTTGGTCAGGTATGGCGATGTTAAATTAGTTGATGCAGGCGGTCCGCTATGTGTCACGCTAGACCTTAATGCTTTTGCTCAAATATTTCATGATATAGCTGGCAGCGCCGATGAGACAAAATAAACTCCGCTAAATGCGGAGTTTTCTTTTTAAAGCGGCTATGCGCTCTTGTTGGGTCAATCCTGACCATAGGATTTGTTTGCCTAGAACTAGACGGTCAGTGTTTTCGAGTTCTGACTTCAGGCAATACCACTCGCGGGTTGTAGCACTTTTCAGGTTAACGTCAAAGAATTTGACTTCGCCATTGCTGTATAAGCAAGCGTAAACGCTTCTCACGTCTTCAGCTTTGTATTTGACCGACTGCCAGATAATTGTGATCTGCATTTGCGTCTTTTCTTTGTCAATGTCAAAAAGTAGCCTAGCTTTCGCTAGGCTTTGCTTTTTATAATGTCTTCGTGAATTTGTCTAGTTTGATTTATTTCGTCAACCTTATTTTCAAATTGTTCTTTGTGCCATACTGTTGGAAAGCTTATGTGGCCTTCGTCGCCGTGGTAAGTAACAGTTCCGCTCATTTTCTTAGCTAGTTCGACGTATTCTTTCGTTTTCATCGTGCTTTTTCCTTTGTTTAGTGTGCAACACTTATAACCGTAAATGATGCTTTGTGCAAACATTATTATAACATGGATAATTTATGTAATCTATGTATTTTAGTATGAATTAGTATGAATTAGTATGGGCTTAGGACCGAATAGTATAACGATTTCAACGTTTTAGTAGATTAGTATGGATTTGGGGGGTCAGTGCCAGTCAATCTATTATAATTAGTTTAAATTTAGTGACTAAATGTTCATTAACTTTATGTAATGTAGCTTTATTTTTGATTGCCATACTAATCTACCAGACGGGCGGAAACCCTCATATTATTACATACTAATATATACTAATTATATACTAATCATACTAAATACATTAATTATCCATGTCTGTGTAATATCTTTGAGTATCGATATGTTTGACGGTTTGTGCAGACGTTTACGAATATAATCCTATTTTGTCAAAGCTTCGTGACGGTCGCAGTATTGTGGGCAAAAGATAATGCTTGCGTTCCTCGCTAAATGTGCTATACTGTTTTTGTTACTGTTCTTTGGAGTTGCAAATATGCGAGTAATAGAAGACAAGCAATACGGCTTGGTTTGCGTGCATGATTGGAGACCTGAAGCGGTCGAAATTGTTGCAAAGATTGAAAGTGACGAAACTGACGGATGGAAGTATGTTATTGAACCATTTTGCGGCGGCTATGCAATTTGCGTTTATGACGCCGAAGGCTTTGCGCTGGGTTTAATTTAATGGTTAAGGTTACGGTTAGGTTTGAAAGCCTGACCGGAAAGCCTACCATCTACAGCGTGTTGAAAGCTAAGCTTAGGCGTGAGCCGACAAACCAAGAGTTAAAGGCTGACGTTAGACGGATACTTGACGAATGTATGGTTTGCCGGGCTGAAGCTGGCAAACTTAGCTGGCAGCGTAAACGATAACATTTTGAAAGGGTAGCCATATGAATACGAAAGCACAATTTCACCTTGCAGGAGCATTGCGTAAGCGTTTGCGAAAAGCTGGTTTTACTTCAGTTTTTTGAATTTAAGCCTAGCGAAAGCTAGGCTTTTTTTTTGCTTGATTTAGGGAGGAATGGCGAATATAACGTGCATATGAAACACATTTACTTGCTACCGAAACCGAACACGCTGATTAAGCTAGCAGTCATAACGGCTGTTTTGGCTTATGCGTTTGCACATACGAATGGATTTATGTAATGGCAAAGCTTCCTAAAAATATGATGCTTAGGCTTAAAAATGCCAGAGCGGCGGCTAACTGCGAAAAAAGCCAATTTGGAATGCCTGCTGATTTTGTCATTTATAAAGGTCAGAAAATTTCAGTAGATGAGTTTGTGAAAGAACAAATAAGAGTGCATCACAATTCATGGGTTTTGCATCCTATTGACGAAGTTATAGCTTGGGCTGAAAACCGCGATTGGTTGTTTTTATGAGCACTCCAACGCAAAAGCTTATCAGCCGGTCAGATGATGTCATAGACGGCGTTAAATTCACGGTCACGATTAGACTGCGTAAGAAAGGCAAATGGAATTGCTTTGAGACGCGATATTACGTTAACAGCCGTCAAGTCAAAATTGGTATTTTTGAAGGCGAGCGTAAGGCGGCATTGCAACGCGAAGTCACAAAATGACTTGGTATCACTGGATAGCTTTGACCGTGTTCACATTCGTGTGGGCATCGGTCAGCTTGCATAATCGAAAGCAAAAGAAATGAGTAAGCACGCAAAGCCGGGCTTTCGTTATAGCAAATGGACGTTAACCGATGCAAACAAACAGTATTTTGTAGCGCAAGCATCGTTAGACACTTTTGTTGAACGTCTTTTGGCAAAGTTAGACAGTTTTATAGCTGAAGGCGGTTTAATCGACGAAGGCGTTAAAAACGTGTTTGACGCTTTTAAATGGTTTTTGACGGTCAATTCTGTTTGTATTGTTTGCGGCGCTCATCATCATTTTAATTATTGCTTGCTTGCTGACATATTGACTTATCGTTGCGAGCATGATTACCGTATGGACGGCGTGACCGTTCATTTTGATGGTAGCGTCAGCACAGGGGAAGCGTGAATATGGAAGCTTGGCTTATTGCGTCTATTTTTGTTTGGCCGCTGGCGGTTTTTCCTATCGGCTTGGCGTTGCGTCGCTCGGCACGAATCGAACTAAAACCCATTCAGGACGATAGCGAGCCCGACCCGCGTGACCAATGGTTGCGCGACAATGCAAAGCGTTATAACGATTTTGACCGCGAAGTTTAAGCCATGCGTATCAGCGAATGGTTTATCTTAGCTGGCGTTTCGGCCGTGCTGTTCTTGGTTGTATGGTCATCGCTAATATGGCCTTAAAACATTCAACTTATATCGCGTGTCAGCTTTGCGACGTGACGCATATGTATCAAGGCTTTCGCTGCACAGATTGCGGTGGACGCGGCTACGTCAAAGAAGGTAGCGAAGCGCATGCTCGGCAACGTGCCGTAGCCGTTGCTAGGTCTAATCAGAAAAGACAGGCGACATACAAACGAAAGGTGCGAGCAAATGCTAAAGGAATGTAAGAATTGCAAGTTTTATGACGGTGAACAATGCCGACGCTATCCGGCCGTCATAATCGTGGTTGACAGCACGCCGATAGACACTTGGCCTAATGTTGACGCTAAAGACTGGTGCGGCGAGTTTAGCGAGCGTGAGCGGTCGCTAGGCAACGAAGCATGAGTAAAGCCAAAAAATTAGCTTCAATTCCAATATCTAAGGAAACTACTTGCAAGCTGTGCAAAGGCTTAGGTATTTTTGAAGAATGCGAATGTGAAGATTGTGATGGTAAAGGCTGGATTAAAGTTGGTAGCGATATCCACGCACAGCAGCTAAAACTATCCAGAAACAAGAGACGAAAATGATTCGGCCGGATGACTACGCTAAGTCGAATACAGAACATGCTCATCAAGTCGCGCTGTTCATGTGGGCATCGCACGCTAAGACGCTAGAACCGCGCCTAGAGTGGATGCACGCTATACCTAATGGCGGGTTGCGCGACAAGCGCACGGCCGGGCGGTTAAAGGCTGAAGGCGTCAAGCAAGGCGTAAGCGACGTGTTTTTGCCTGTGCCTATGATGGACCAAAACGCTATGCGTTTAGACTATTGCGGGCTGTATATCGAACTGAAACGAATTAAGTCTTTCGCGCATGAAACCGGCATTGCTAGAGCAAAAGGCATATTAAGTGAAAAACAAGAAAAGTTTAAAGCTTATGCTAATTCTGTAGGGTATCGCGCTGTCGAATGTTACGGCTGGAAAAGTGCAATTAGCGAGATTTGCTTGTATCTTTATTGCGACTGGAAAGTGCTTAATCAATATGTAGAGGAAAAGTTAAATGGCAAATAGTTTTACGTCTGACGAACTGAAGGCTTTGTCTGACGCTAGCAAGCCGCCAGAAACTTATGAAAAAATACCAGACGAACACCGGTCAAAATATATTGTTTTAGCTATTGACCAAATTGGCAGCGTTCTTGTGACAATGACAACGTTGTTTTTTCAAATGGATCGTAAGCCGGAAGGCTTTATAGCAGATAGCGCTAAGATTGAAGGCTGTGTGGCCGGGCTGACGCGGGCCATATGGTACATGCGGGGTTATCGCGATACGGGTCACATTATAGCAAATACTTCAAATAAAAAGGTTGACGCTATAACGCAAAGCTGATACGGTTTAGCTGTTCACAACTACAGGGTAAGCGAATGGTTTTAAACTTGATTGACCAGACGAAGCCGGAAGTTAACCATCAGGCTTTGTTGTATCGTGCCTATCTTTCGGTCATGCGTTGCCTTGGCGACGCTAGGCCGCATGAACGTTTGCCAATGCTTCGTGCATTGCAAACACAAGTTGAAATCGCAATCGACCGTGAAAACGGCATAACATAGGAGCATAGTAAAATGACGAAACTTTTTGTGCGTTTTTCTGACAATCGCAAAGCTGTGACGGCGATTGAATACGCTTTGATTGCGGCGCTTATCGCCGTGGTGATCATCGGCGCTGTGACTTCGCTCGGCCACGGCGTAAGCAACACCTTCAGTCACGTCGCATCGGAACTCTAGCGGCTTGACAGGCGCGGTCAGCCCGGCCTAGGCTGGGTTGCCGCTACCCTGTGGTAAGACAGCTTCACAGCTTCCTTAAATCCCGTCGCAGCCTGCGACGGGATTTTTGTTGGACAACGCGCCGCCGTTTGATTACACAAGGCTTGCGCTTAGTAGGCGCGGCTTCGTGGACGTTTCCTCCCTGTACTTGGCGCGGCTTCGGCCGCGTCTTTTTAATTTTGCATAATGTTAGAAACACTCTAAGTTGTAGTGGTTCCTAGCTGGGGTTAAACGTATGGAATGGACGCGCGAAGATATTGAAAACATAGCAAAACAAGTCGCGCGGGTCGTTTCCATGCAAGTAGTTACGGAACGATTTGAAAGCATTGGAATTGACGATAGCGACATTGAACACCGGCAGATTAACATAAAGAACAATTTTCTTTTAAATTCGCTTAGGGTAAAGCAAGAGGAAGCTGTTTTGCGTAACAGCTTGAAAGACATTGCTATACAAGTGATAGGGCAAGGAATATGGGTAATCAGTTCCGGCTTAGCCGCATGGGCGGCGCTTCAGATATGGCAACATATCAAATGAGCAAGCTTCAATACAATCGGTTAATGCAAATCAAACATCGGTGGTTGCCGTGGCATTTCATAGAATCTTCTAGGCTGATTGTATTAACTCTGTGCGGGATTATTTTATGTCTCGGCTACAATGCGATAACCAATGCTTTGGCAAATCGTATGCCGGTCGTAGTCAATTCTGTTCAACCAGTTTTACACAACGGCTGGGTTACGCTTATCATAGACCGCACGCGAAAAAATTTCTGCGACGTGAAACCGTCGCGCATCATGTTTCAAGAATATAACCTTGATGCGTCGCACACAGTTCCTTTCGTCATTCCGGTCAATTCGCAAAACTTTGTGTGGCCTTATATCGGCCGTCAGATTGTCGCGCTCGGCTTGATACGCGAAAAAGATTTGACGCCAGGACCGTGGCAGATTGTCACAACGCAAAACGAAGATTGCAACTGGATTGATTGGCTTGCTGGCGGTCGCGAGTTCACGTCTAAGCCTGTAACCATAAACATTCCGTTATTGCCATTGTCAGAAGGTCAAGTCAAATGAACGGCTTAAACGTTTCGCAAATAAAACAAAATGTTATCATCCCCACGCTTGAATTGCTAACGCCAATACTTTACTCGCTTGACGCTGTAAATTTGCTTGCTGGCACAATGCTAGTCGAAAGCGGCGGCGTGTATATTCGTCAGCTTGGAACTGGCCCTGCTGTGGGCATTTTTCAAATGGAAAAAGCTACGCATGACGATTGCTACAATACGTTTTTGAATTACATTTCACAGTCGGAATTAAAGCGCGCTGTTATTTCTTTGCTTGCGGCTGAACCTGTTTTGCCGATGGACCAATTAGCCGGAAATCTTTTTTATGCGGCGGCTATGTGTCGGGTCAAATATTATCGTTGTCCGCAAGCATTACCTAGTGCTACAGATGCGCTCGGTTTAGCAAATTATCACAAGACATGGTATAACACGGCGGCAGGCGCGACGGTCGTTTCTGAAAGCCAATATCTTTTTCAACAAGCTATTGAAGCATAGGTGATTTATGAACGCGAGCGTAAAAGGCGGCGGTAGCGTTTTTAAACATTGGCTGGAATGGCTGAAAGAACTATTGCAAAGCGGATGGCTTACGCAAGCTGAATTGCGTATCATCCGCGCCGTGATTAAGGCGTTTCATCAGAAAGTACCGAATGGCGGTCAGCCTAAGATTAAAGGCATGTTGACGGCAGAGCATTCCATAGCTTTGCGGGCAATGGCAAATCGTCATGCGTCAAGCCCTGAAGTTTCAAACGCTTTGAACAAAGCGGCCGATGAAGTAGAAGATAAATTAAAGTGAGTTCAGGTGCTTTAGTTTTAAACGGTCAGCCGGTTGCCGAAGAAATGACGCTTATCATTAGCGGCATTGGTCGTTGCGGTACTTCAATGATAGCGGCTATATTGAATAGCTTAGGTTTTAACCTTGGCCGCGTTGAACCGCCTGTTTATGAAGACGCAGATATGAACTTTGCGCTTCGTCATTTCTACCATGAGGCACGATATAAGGTTATTGCCTATAGAAACGATAACCTCGCAAAATGGGGTTTTAAAATTCCGGGCATTCAAAATCATTTGCAACCGCCTGAAATCGTCGCGCATTTTCGTAAGCCGCGCATGGTCATTATGCAGCGAGACAACGCGGCCGTGGCAGCACGATTATTAAAAAGCGACGGTGCGACGTTTAAGCATCCTACACATGCTTTGCGTCATGCGTCGCGCCAGCAAGATAAGCTTATCGAGTTTGCCGAATTGTGCGAATGTCCAGTCGCAGTCATTTCGTATGAAAAGTTTGTTTTGAATGCAAAACCGCACGTTGAATTTTTGGCCGGGTTTACTGGCATAAAGCTGACCGACGAAGCTTTACAAAAAGCCGTTGACTTAGTAATGCCGAATAATCCGCAATACGCTTTAGCTTTTCAATAACTGGTGAGGGTATGGGCCGGTTATATTTTTCAACCATGCCATAGGAGATTGTGAAATGAGTGCTTCTGCCGTTACTTCTGTTATCTCGCTTGCACCGACTGTTTTGAGCGGGATTGAAACCATCGCGAATGACGTAGCAAGCGATGCCGCTGCCCACAAAACCGTGCTTCAGACTGCTTCTGATGCGCTTGGCTCGGCTTTGACTTCGGCAACCGCTATCGCCAATTCTGGCGGCGTCGGTCACAACGATGCGAACAACATCAACGTTTCGGTGCAGGCGGTTTCGCTGGCACAGGAATTGATTGCGCCTGCCGAAGCCGCCTATAACGCCTTCAAGGCTTTGCTTGCGGAACTACACATTTAGCGCCTAGTCTACCAGGGCTTGCCGGGCTGGGAAACCGGCCCGGCTTTTTGTGAGGTAGAAATGAGTTGTTCAACAGCCGGTCAGTCTGTCGCGGGCGATGCCTTTAAACGACAATGGCAAGTCGGCAATATGAGCGACGCTGTTCCGCCTGTTTTTGTTCCTTACAATTTGACGGGTTGTGTTGCAGGATACGGTTTAATATCGCCTGATCCTGACAATCAATATTCGATTTTTCAAGCGGCCTCAAACGATGCGAGCGGGCAAATAACGATAACAAACCCGGCTACGGGAAGCATCGCTTTGACGGTTGCTGAAGCTACAACCGAAACATGGCCTAACACGTTGGCGAAAGGTGCGTTGAAAATTGTATTTTCTGACGGCACCGCGCAAACGGTTTATACAGAGTTTTTCTTAATTTCGGCGCAAGTAGTCGATAATGTCTAATAGCGTCACACAAGTCATTGTAGACGTGCCAGGACCGATTACGGTTGTGCTAGTGCTGGAACAAGGCCCGCCCGGTCCCCAAGGCCCTGTAGGACCGTCAGGCGGCGCATCGTTTCCGGTTGTGCTTTCGGCCGTTGTGAGCGGCGGGCAAGCCGTCGCGCTTTCTGGCGGTCTAGGTCAGCCTGCAAAAGCCGATACTGCCCAAGATGCCGCGCTATTTGTGGGCATTGCCATCCAGGGCGGTCTAGCTGGGGGGACAATCGCGGTTTGCGGAAACGGCTTGGTTACTGAAACCGGCTGGGATTGGATACCGGGCGAGTCTATTTTTCTTGACTCAACCGGCCTATTAACTCAAACCTTCCCTAATGCTGGCGTGATATTTGCAGTTGCAGAAGCGATAGGACCGACAACCGTTTTCGTTAGACCGTCTTTACCAGTCACAATCGAATAAGAAAGGCTTTTCAACATGGCGTCAGGCAACACGTTTATTTCTTGGGTTGGCGGTCAGCTTAAGCTTTTGACGGCTTCGCTTTTGGGCGGTGCGGGCAATGCAAACACTATTCCTCAGTTGAACGCGAGCGGTCAGCTTGACTTGACAATGATGCCTAACGGCATTGGTCCTAATACGGCCGTCATTGCGGCAAGTGAGGCAATCGCGGCCGGTGCATTGGTCAATGTTTATACAAACGCTGGCGCTGTTGCGGTACGAAATGCCGACAACAGCAATACAGCAAAATCCGCAAACGGTTTCGTTTTGGCGGCTTTCGCGAGTGCTGCTAACGCAACGGTTTATTTGACGGGTCAAATAACCGGCTTAACTGGTTTAACTCCGGGCGCTACGTATTATCTCGGCACAGTTGGGACGCCAATTTTAGCGGCTAATTTGCCGACTACAACGGGAACGCTATTGCAGCAAGTTGGCGTTGCGCTTTCGGCAACTATTTTGGAATTTGCGCCACAAGCCGCCGTTGCACAGTAGTTTTGAAACGTGGCATTAGGCCAAAGCAGTTCAACTTTTGTTGATATAGTCAACGGAGTTAGAACACGTTTTACAGCACTGACGGCGAGTTTGGGCGTGGCTAGTGCTGGGCAAGTTGTCGGCTTGAATGCTTCTGGCGTTATTGATCCGTCAATGATGCCTGCATGTGCTTTGTATCAAGGCAGCGCGGCGGCTGTGACCGCGCCAGCTTCTACGTCGTTTACGCAAGCCGGTCTAGCTGTGCCTTTTACACCTAAAGTAACTGGTAAAGTTTTAGTTATGGTCCAGGCGCAAATTAAAGACTCTAATGCGACTGCCGCTGGCAACGGCATAACCATTCAAGGGTCATACGGAACAGGCACCGCGCCAGCAAACAACGTAGCGGCAACGGGAACAGCTTTTGGCTCGCAAGCAAGCTGGCAGGCTACAACTACGGTGGTAGCTGCTGACGTTAATGAACCAATATTTTTTAAGTCTACTGTTGTGCTGACAGTCGGACAATTATATTGGTTTGATTTGCAGCAATTCCCTCTAAATACGGTTAGCAAATGTTCGCTTGCTTTACTAGACATTACGTTGCAAGAATTTTTTTAAATGTCATTAGGTCAAAGCAATTCGACATTTACTGATATTGTTAGCGGAATATCAAACCGTTTTAAAGCTTTGCTTGTTAGTTCTGGCATTGCAAATGCCGGACAAATTTTTGGCTTAAATGCTTCTGGCGTTGCCGATGCGTCTTTACTGCCGTCTTTTGCATATTATCAAAATTATGTCGCGACTGTTACCGCCCCGACTCCTGCTAATACTTTTGTTCAAGCCGGTCTAGCTGTGCCTTTTACACCTAAAGTAACTGGTAAAGTTTTAGTATTAATAACAATGCAGGCTTATAATTCGGGTCAAACCGGCGCTGGTTATGGCATAGGCGTTCAAGGGTCATACGGAACAGGTAGCGCGCCCGCTGTAAATGCTACAGCTAGAGGAACGGTTTTTGGACAGGTAGCGTCATGGATTGCTGCAACAGCCATAGGTGGCGGAACTGTGGGCGACGTAAACGAACAAATATTTTTCAAGTCTACAATTCAATTTACCGTAGGGACAACCTATTGGATAGACTTGCAACAGCAACAAACGAATGTTAAATATAATTTGAACTCACTTGATATAACCGTGATCGAGTTTTTGTAATGCGTCATGCGGACACAAATTGACATATATTGCCCATTCGGCCGCGATGTTTCTTGGATAACGCAAGAGATTTGCGAGGCATACGCTGGCGCTGTGTTACGCGGTCGCAAGGTTGCCAATCGCGAAGCTATGGCGTTGGCGGGCGATGATTTGCCGCGTGCTCACATGCTTATGTCTTTGCTCGATTCACATCCTGACTTTCTGAAGCTGAAAGATGAACTTGTTGACGAATATGGCTATGACGCTTTCATTCGGCCAAAACACATGCTTGAACATATTCGCGATTTAGAGGCGCGAATGGACGATTGCACGGATGACGAAATTTACGCGAAGCTTATGAAAGAACTTCGCGAGTTGCGCGGATGGACGGTTAAGCCTGCTGATAATCGCGTTGTGATCATGAATAACAATCAAAACCTTCAACAGAACGCCACGCTTTCCATTGACACTCACAACCCAGCCGAAGTCACGCGCGTATATCACAGCCTGTTAGGTTAGCTGTGCCGTTGCCTTTTGAGTTTGATTTTTTACGGCCGGATTATGAAAAAGTCTATCGTTGGCGTATTGAACGGTTGCAGCGCATAAGGCAAAATCCTGAAACAATACCAGCATTAAAAGCTTTCTATAAGCTAAATCCTGTCAATTTTATAAACGATTGGGGAATGACCTTTGATCCGCGCAATGCCGGGCTGACAACGCCTGACGGTAAAGAATTGCCTATGATGCTTCCTTTCATTCTGTTTGAAAAACAACAAGAATGGATAGATTTTATTCTTCGTAAATGGCGCGAGCGTAAGCCGGGTTTGACAGAAAAAACGCGAGACATGGGCATATCATGGACAGCGCTAGCTTTGTCATGCACGCTATGTCTGCACAACGAAGGTTTTGTGATTGGCTTTGGTTCGCGCAAAGAAGACTATGTAGATAAAATAGGTGATCCAAAATCGCTGTTTTGGAAAGCACGATATTTTATGGAGAATTTGCCAGTCGAATTTCGCGGCGGATGGGACGTTGCAAAACATGCGCCACACATGAGAATTATTTTTCCTGAAACAAATTCTTATATGACCGGCGAAGCTGGCGACGGTATTGGACGCGGTGATAGAACTTCAATTTATTTTGTTGACGAAGCGGCACATTTAGCTAGACCGCAATTAGTCGAAGCGTCGCTTAGTCAAACGACAAATTGTAGGCAAGATATTTCTAGCGTTTCCGGCATGGCTAACCCGTTTGCCCAAAAACGATTTAGCGGCAAGATAGAAGTTTTTACTTACAACTGGCAATCTGACCCGCGCAAAGACGCGGCATGGTATGAAAAACAAAAGAACGATTTAGACCCTGTTACGTTTGCTCAAGAAATTGATATTGATTATCAGGCTTCAGTTGAAGGCGTAGTCATTCCGTCGCTTTGGATAAACGCGGCGATTGGCGCGGCCGATGCTTTGGGAATTGTGCCTACAGGCGAAACTTTCGGTGCGTTAGACGTTGCTGACCAAGGCATTGACTTAAATGCTTTCGGCACTCGGAAAGGAATTGAGATAAAGTCTCTTGCGTCATGGTCAGGCAAAGGTGGCGATATTCTCAACACAGTAGAAAAAATGTTTTTGTTGTGTGATGATAACGACTGCTTAAAAGTCGCGTATGATGCTGACGGTTTAGGCGCTGGCGTGCGAGGGGATAGTCGAGCGATTAACGATAGACGGAAAGCGCAAAACATACCAGAAATTGACGTAGACGCTTTTCGCGGTTCGGGCGAAGTTTCTGACCCTGAAGGGCTTGTAGATAGGCGCGTCAAGAAAGACAAAAACGGTCGTAAGAATAAAGATTTTTTTGCTAACTATAAAGCGCAATCGTGGTGGGAATTAAGGCGACGGTTTCAAGAAACGTTTCGTGCTGTTGAAGCTTCAGTCAAAGGCGAGTTTTACGAATTTGATCGTGACGAAATAATAAGCTTGCCGCACGATTTGCCACAACTTGATAAGCTGAAAATTGAACTATCACAGCCAACTTATTCTATTTCAACCTTGGGCAAAATCCTGATAGACAAGGCACCGGATGGCACGAAGTCGCCTAACTTGGCTGACGTAATTATGATGTTGTTCGCGCCGAAGAAAAAGAAGGCGGCGGGCATGTTTAGTTGAAAGGTTTGCTATGTTTGGCCGTAAGAATAAAACGTCGCCAGTCGTAATCAAAAAAGAAGGCTATTTTAGTCATCCTGACTTTGCTGTACGCGAGCGCAAGCAAATCAAATTGCCTGAAATTAAGTTGCCAAAGGCAACATATATCGACGCATCAACGCCAGTTGGCGAAACTGGTATGGACGGCTTTGACAGTTCAACGTTGATTAAAAACGGTTTGCTTATGCAAGGCGGCGTTCCTGAAGCCGTTTTGTTTTGGTATATTCAGCAAAGTTTTGTCGGTTATCAAATTTGCGCTTACATGGCGCAACATTGGCTTATTGAAAAAGCTTGTTCTATGCCGGGTCGCGATGCAGTAAGAAATGGTTACGAAATAACCGTTAATGACGGGCAACAAGTTGATGCTAAAGTTTTAGATAAAATGCGCGAAGCTGACAAAGCATATAAAATAAAAAAGAATATGTCAGAGTTTATTCGTAAAGGAAAAATATTCGGCATTCGCGTTGCCTTGTTTGTCGTAGAAAGTGATGACCCTGACTATTACGCAAAGCCATTCAATATAGATGGTATTAAACCGTATAGCTACAAAGGTATTTCGCAAATTGATCCTTATTGGATGGTGCCGCAACTTACAAACGTAAACGTGTCAAACCCGATTGATCTGAATTTTTATGAACCGACTTTCTGGCAAGTCGGTAGCACGCTTATTCATCATTCGCATTTAGCGATTTTTACAACAGGCGAAGTTGCTGACATATTGAAGCCAAACTATAATTATGGCGGCGTCAGTGTTCCGCAACGCATTTATGAGCGTGTTTATGCGGCTGAAAGAACTGCAAACGAAGCACCAATGCTTGCTATGACCAAGCGGCTAACTACGATTAACGCTGACGTTGAAACGGCTGTGACTGACCCGACAACATTTGAACAAAAAATGCAACAATGGGCGGCGTTTCGCGATAACTACGGCATTAAAGTTGCTGGTATGGAAGAAAAAATAGACCAACACGATACAGCTTTAGGCGACATGGATAACCTTATAATGACGCAATATCAGCTTGTCGCGGCTATTGCCGAAGTGCCAGGAACGAAACTTTTAGGTACGCAACCCAAAGGCTTCAATTCAACTGGCGAGTTTGAAGAAAGTTCATATCATGAAAGCTTAGAAAGCCTTCAAGAAAATGATTTGACGCCTATGCTCGAAATGCACCATAAATTAGTTATCGCTTCAGACATTGTTCCGGCTTTCGGTATTAAACCGTTTGCCGTAACCGCTGTATGGAAACCGCTAGACGCAATGACAGCACAAGAGCAAGCAGCGCTTAATCTTCAAAAAGCACAGGTTGACAGCACGCTTGCTAGTACAGGTGCGATTGACGGTCAGGATATTCGAGAGCGAGTCGTTAATGATCCTGATAGCGGCTACAATGGCCTTCCGCTTTCCGCTCCACAACTGCCTGCACAAGTTACACAAGGCGCAGGCGGCAAAACAGGGGGCAATCAGGGCGGTCAAGGCAACGGTGACCCGAATGCCGCACCGGGCGATATAGGCGCGGCTGTAGTCAAGCCTGTGAAGGCGGCGGCGGTCCGCGTAGCGCCAACGCCCGGCGCATAATGGCGTTCAAGGTCAAAGGCGTTCCGTTTCGGATTAGCGTTGGCGCGCAAGCAAGGTTCACGTCAAAAATAAATCAGCCGGTTGAAGCTATGGTCAACGCCGTTAATTCGGCGATTGAAAAGCTTTATAAAAGCGAACCGGCTATGACGCACATGCAGGCGTTTGAAGATACCGCAATGGATGCCGCTACTGTGGGCAGTCAATCGCGTATTTTGTTGAATACTTTTCAACGTCAATTCCAAAATCTTTTCGGCGCATTATCTACGACATTAGCGCAACAAATGGTTGCGGATATAAACCAAAATAGCACGCAACAAAGTCAAGCTAATGTCGGTCAGATAAACTTAGTTAACCAAGGCGCGGCTTTATCGCTTGATCCAAAGTTGCTAGACGCTGCAACTATTGAAATTTTAAAAGCTTCAGTAAATCGTGCTACTGATTTTATTAAGTCTATACCTGACAAATATTTGTCGGACGTTTCGGCGGCTGTTTACAATTCCATTCAAAACGGAAACGGTTTGCAAGATTTGCAACCGTATTTAGAAAAGTATGGAAGCACAGTTAAAAATTGGGCGCATAATACAGCAATGGACCAAACGCGAAAAACATTTAACTCACTTAACGCTTCGCGTATGCGTCAAATTGGCATTGGAAAAGGCGAATGGTTGCATTCTGGTGGTTCGCAGCATCCAAGACCGTTGCACGTTGAAGCCGACGGAAAAACGTTTGACTTAAACAAAGGTTTACCAGTTGGAGATAACGGCGGCGATTACGTCATGCCAGGAGATGACGTTAACTGTAGGTGTACCTTTACGCCTATACTTGATGACGTATTAGAAAAATACGACGTTTCCGATGACGATGAAAAAAACGAAGTTGAAGAAGAAACGCCTTCAGAGGAAGCAAACAATATTGTTAGCGATGCAGAAAAGTTTGGCAATCCTGGCAACGATATTCCTATTATAGAAAATCCGAAAGTTTCTTACACTGATTATTATTCGGAAGCTTTAGCCAAAACTGATATCAAATGGACTAAAAACGCTACTAAAAACGCAGAATTGGCTGGCGTAGCTTTGCAAAAGCTTGGCGTTAAAACATTTATTGAAGCTAGACCAAAAACAACAGGTGCAGCTATCGGAAGCCCTAACAATGGCATTTTAATAAACAAGTCTCATAAATTTTGGAAAGACCCTGTTACAGCAATGCTTCATAGTAAGATTGCAGGATATAACTCGACAAGTGATCCGCGTGGCGTTTTAGTTCATGAAATGGCCCATTTACTTTACGATACACCAGATAATTGGTTTGGCAATCAAAAAGAAATAGCTAAACAAGTCAGCAAATACGCAACTACTAACCCGCATGAGTTTGTATCTGAAGTTAGTGCCGGAGTTAACACTGGCATCAAATACTCTCCTGAAGTTATAGACTTGTTCAAACTATTAGCTAAACCTATGGTACATACAAATTGGAAAAAATAATTTGCAGCAATCTTTAGGTAATGCTAGGGCTTGTGGAAACGAGAGGCAGTTTTGAGCGCAACTACTACAGCTAGAATTCCTGACGTTAACGGATGGTATGAAGTCAAAAATAATCCGTTGTCTAAGGCTGGCGTTTATCCGTATTTAGGGTCAAGCATTCGTGCGCCTGATCCTTTGAAAATGTATAATGTTTATCGTCCGGCTGAAGAACTTTCAAAACCGGAAACGCTAAACAGTTTGAAATTGTTGCCTTGGATTGACGGTCATTTAATGCTAGGTCCGCCCGAAAGCGGATACACCGACCCGGCTAAAAAAGGCGTTGATGGAGTTATTGGAGAAAACGTTTTCTTTGCTAACGGTACGATTTACGGCAACATAAAAGTTTTTTCAAGCAAGCTTGCTTCAGCTATTCGAAAAGGTAAAGACAATTTATCTTGCGGTTATCGGTGCAAGTATGATTGGACGCCAGGGGTTTACAAAGGTCAGCCTTTTGATTGTGTGCAACGTGATATTCGTTTTAATCATTTGGCGCTTGTGCCTACAGGTAGAATGGGCGATGACGTTTCAGTGTTAGACAGCGAAGACGTTGACGGAACTATGGTAATAACTTTTGACAGCAAGGAACTTAGTTACATGGCTAAAATCAATCAAAAGCGCGTTGCGGCTTGGCTTTCTCGTTGGACGCTGCCGCTAGGTTCAATCGTTAACGGTAAGACTGTTGATATTGCGACGTTTGACGCGGCCGAACAGGAAGCCGACGCCGAACCGGACGCGCCAATGTCGCTTGATGACGTGAACGCTTTTTTGAAGGAAATGGGACCGAAATTCGCGAAGATGCAGGACCATGTTTCGAAGTTAACCCCGCCCGCGCCTGCCGCTGGCGATGGCATGACACCGCCTGTCATGACTGGCGATAGCGATATGGAGCCGGTCATGGACGAAAAAGGCCAGCCGGTCATGGACGAAGCAGGCAAGCCCAAAATGCAAAAGAAAGGCACGGCGATGGACGGCAAAACGAAGACAGGCACCGGCATGGATGCGGCCGAAGTGCAAAAGCTTATTGACGCTGCTGTTGCACCTTTCAAAACCGAAATTGCAAAGCTTTCTGACCCGCGCCGCGTGTTTACCGAAACGGCAGCGCGCGACGCTTTGGCTGGCAAGCTTCAGGAATATGTCGGTACGTTTGACCATGCTGAAATGACAACGGTTGACGTTGCAAAATACGGTATTGAAAAGCTGAAAATTCCGGGCGTTGCCGCTGGCGCGGAAGTAACGGCAATCAATGCTTATTTGCATGGCCGCGTGCCGACGCACAAGAACAAGGTGCAGGATGGCACCGGGCTTGATGCGGGCGTTGCGCCTGTGAAGAAGGGCGGTCAGATTGACAATCTGATTAATGGCGCACCGCCTGCCAAAACTGCCGCCTAACTGTAGGCATTTCGCAACAATTTTTCAGAAGGAAGTTCTACGATGCCGCAGTTGACAGTTTATAATCAAATGGCTTTGGGCGTGCCGGGCGAAATCATTTTTGACGGTCCGAAACGTTCACAGCCGTTTCAGCTTGAAAGCAACGGCGTTCCTAACATCGTTGGCGCGACGGCGTACACGGTCGTTTCAGAAGGCGTCGCGATGGCAGGCGGAACGGGTTATTTTGCGGGCATTCTCGCAAATCCGAAAGTCTACGCTTCCATCGGAACAACCGTTGGCGGTCCGCTGGCACCGACAATGCAACTGCCTGACGGCGACGAAGCGGAACTTGTGACCGAAACTTCAGGCTTGGTCATTACTACGCCGGATGCTGGCAATATCGGCGACAACATTATTTTCAACAATGCAACCGGCGCATTATCTATTCTCGCATCGGGCACGGTTGTTCCGGGCGGTTCAACGCTTATTCCGGGCGCGTCGGTGACACGTTTTACGGTTTCGGCGGCTGGGCTGGCGGTTATCGAAATGACCGGGCAGCGCGTCAACACGGTCTAATCGGTTTTTGTCAACAGTGAGTTTCAACCGCTAATAAGGAAGTTTTATTATGCCCAAAAATGCAACGCCGGTTATTTCCCATATTAGCGGCCGAAACGTCCGCCCGCTGGTGAATTTTGATGCGAGCGAATACGATGCCTTGTCTCGTCTCGGCATCAACATTTCTGACCGTCAATATGGCGCGATGGCAGCATTTCAAGAAACTGGTATGGACGCAATCGAAGGGCTTGTGACAACGGCGTCAATCATTGCGCCTGTGCAATTTCTACAAAACTGGTTGCCGGGCTTTGTGACTGTCATCACGCAGGCGCGTAAGGTTGATCAACTGCTAGGCATCACAACAGCGGGCGCTTGGGAAGATGAAGAAATCGTGCAAGGCTATTTGGAACATACCGGCAAGGCTGTTCCGTATGGCGACTATACTGACGTGCCGTTTTCATCTTGGAACAGCAACTATGAAACCCGTACCGTTGTGCGGTTTGAAGAAGGGTTGCAAGTCGGCTTGCTGGAAAGCGCGCGTGCGTCGCGTGTCAAGATAGACAGTGCTGATACCAAGCGGCAAGCCGCGACAAACCAGCTTGAAATACAGCGCAATGCAATCGGTTTTTTCGGCTTCAATAACGGCAGCAACTACACGTTTGGCTTTTTGAACGAGCCGAACCTTGGCCCATATGTCGAAGTCGCGCCGGGCGCGGAAACTGGCGCACCGACGTCATGGTCGCAAAAAAGCTATCTTGAAATTGTGGCGGATATTCGCACGGCTTTTGCGAAGCTTCGCGTACAGTCTGGCGACAACATTGACCCGAAGACGTTGCAAATCACGCTGGCGGTTGCGACGGCGTCGGTTGACTATCTTTCGGTCGTTTCGCAATACGGCAACAGCGTCCAAGAATGGCTTGACAAAACTTATCCAAACACGCGGGTTGTCTCTGCACCGGAACTTGACGGCGCGGAACTTGGCGACAACGTGTTTTACTTGTACGCCGAAAGCGTGCCGGATGGTTCGAGCGATGACGATAAGACTTGGATGCAAGTCGTTCCGTCCAAGTTCAAAATGCTTGGCATCGAACAGCGTGCCAAGAAATACGTTGAAGACTTCAGTAATGCGACGGCGGGCGCTTTGCTGAAGCGGCCTTATGCTGTTGTTCGTTACTACGGCATTTAACTGACGGCGAAAACAGCGAGGCAAAACCTCGCTGTTAGTTTTTGTTCACAGGGATTTTAAAATGCCTTTTGTTTATTCGACTGCAACGAATGCGACGACTTATGCCTTGTATCACGAAAACCCCGAATATAAGGGGTTGAACCGCATTAAAAAATCTGTGACGATTGCGGGCGGTTCAAACGTTGCAGCGAAACGCACGCTCTATACACCTGTAGGTGTTGGCACCGAAGTTACCCAAGATGACCTTGACTTTCTTTTGACTGTTCCGGCCTTTCAACGTCACATAGAACGCGGCTTTGTTAAAGTGTCAAAAGACACGCGAGACAATGCAGAAGTCGCGGCGGCTGATATGAACAACCGGGACGGTAGCGCGCCGCTAGTTCCGGGGGATTTTGGGCCGAATAGTCCATTTGGCGAGAACGCACCGCAAGCTGAAGCCGCAACGGCCGCGTCAAAAACAAAAGCAAAGAAGCGTTAGTTCATGTCTGGAAATCTGCCTACAGTCTTGACGCTAACATTGTCTGACTTTCGGGCGGCTTTTTCTATGTTCAAAAATGAATTGACTTATCCTGACGGAGTTATCGAAATGTTTTTCGGTAACGCAACAAATTATATATCTGATTTAAACGTTGGCGTTTTGAATAACGCTTCGCGCCAGCTTGCGCTATATCAAATGACGGCGCATTTGCTCATTTTGAATAACATGCTTAACGAGAACGACGGCGCACCTGTAGGGCTGACGCAAGACGCACAGGTTGACAAGGTGCGGGTTAGCCTAACCCCGCCGCCCCATAGGTCGCAATTTGGAACATGGCTAAACCTGACCGGGCCAGGGGCAGCATTGTGGGCATTGCTGGCGCAAAAGGCAGTTGGCGGCTTCTACGCGGCTGGAAACCCTGAAAGGCTAGGCTTCAGGCGTGTGGGGGGCGGCTTTGGGCCGGGTTGTCGCTGGTAAAGGTTGTTCGCGTGCCAGGGCCAGGGCATCGCATTCTAGCGGCTTTGGCGACGCTGGGCGAGTTTCAGGCAAGAGTCGGGTGGTTTTCCTCGGCTAAGTACCGGAACGGCGTGGCGGTCGCTTATATTGCGGCTATTCAGGAATTTGGCTACGCACCGAAAAACATTCCGCCCCGGCTTGGGTTGCGGGATATGTTGAAAAAAAATGAAGGCGAATATCGCACGCTTGCAAATCAGCTTGTTAAAGCTGTTGTGAATGGTATGTCAGCAAAAGACGCTCTTATTGCAATCGGCGGCAAATCGGAAGGCGACGTAAGAAAAACGATAACACGCGACGGCATAGAACCGCTAAAGAAAAGCACGCTTCAAAATCGCGCGTCAAGGCTTGGCATTGCTTTAGACGAATTGACAGAAACAGGCAAAAAGCCATTGGTTGAACCTGTGATGAGTAAGGCGGCTGGCGGCGGTGCTGGCGGTTTATTACTTGCTTCAGTTGTGTCTATGGTTGTTCCGAAAGGCACGCCAGAATGAAGATTTTGGGCGGTCATATTTTAAAGCGAGCAATGGCAACCGTTGGCGCGGAAAAGCCGCAATGGTTCAAGTTTTTGAATAAAACCACAAACTCGGCCGGGTTTGATGTTGCGGTTTATGCTGACCCGGTTTTTATAACAGCGCAACCGCAAGCGGTAAGCCGTGCTCAAGTTCAGTATAACGGTTTAGACTTTGAAAAAAACTATATGATGTTTTACACAGAGGCACCAATTAATGATTTGAAGCGTGACGGCGAAGCGGACCGTATTTGTTATAGCGGTCAAACGTTTGAAGTTGTCGCTAACACGGCATGGAAAAAGCCGCAAGGTTTTGTTGGCGTAATGGCGGTTCAAGTCGCATGAATGAAAACGCTTTAGGAACAATTATAAAAGCCGCGCTTGATACCGGGTTTGCGTCATTGTCTGAAGTCGTTACGCCTTTGACTGTGTTGCCTAACACTAAAATACGTCATCAACCGACTTCGCAAGGTTTGCCAACACCTCCAACAATTTATTGGACGGCGGTAAGTGATGAATTTTTTGGTTTTTTGAAACGTACCGATAGCTATGACGCGGTCAATGAAGTCATGGTGCATACTGAAGAACAACCAGTAATAACAACGTTTCAATTTAACTGTACGCTAATTCAAGACCCTGCAAATCCTAACCAGCTTACGGCGAAGGACTATTTGAATTATGCAAAATCAATATTGCAAAGCGACGTTACGCGGCTTGCTCTAGCCGCCGAAAACGTTCAAGTGCTTCGCGTAAAAACAGGTAGGCAAGTCTATTGGACTGATGATAAGAGAAGGATGGAAGCCGACCCGTCTTTTGATTTAGAATTTGCCCACACTGACGTTATTACAACGTCAACGCCTAGCACGACAACACTTGCACCGATTAACAACGCAGGGCTTTACCCTGTTTAACTTTAGGAGTTTGCGCTGTGGCAATTTCTTTCACACGTTATATTGATATAACGTCAGGCGTTGGCGGTGCCGGTGCAGTCAAAGCGCGTGACCTTATCTTGCGCGTGTTTACGACAAATCCTCTTGTTCCGGCTTTATCGTTTGTCGAATTTGAAACGGCGGCCGAAGTCGAAAGCTATTTCGGTTCAACTTCGGAAGAATATTTGCGCGCTGCACCTTATTTTGGTTTCGTGTCGAAACAAATCACAAGCCCTGATAAGATAAGCTTTGCGCGTTGGACCAATGTAGACGTCGCACCTTATGCAATCGGCGACGCAACCGAAACAGATACGCTTGCACAGTTGCAGGCGATTACCGCTGGCGAAATGACCATCACGATAAACGGTGTGACCGAAGTTGTAACCGGCATCAATTTCTCAACTGACCTTAGCCTTGCGGCCGTCGCTGCATCGCTTCAGGCAAAGCTTGTTGCGGCTGGTTTTGTCGGTGCAACCGTCGCTTACAATGCTATTCCGGGCAATTTTGAAATTACAGGCGGAACTGTAGGCACGGCTGGCGGCACAATTTCTTTTGCGAGCGATAGCGCGGAAACCGTGTCGCTTGCACTCGGATTTTTGTCGCCTAACGTCATTATTTCGCCGGGCAATAATGTCGAAACCATTCCGACTACGTTGCAAAACTCTGTGAATGCTTCAACGAATTTTGCTTCATTCGTGTTTACCAATGCCGCAAATCTGACGTTGCAGCAAGTTGAAGCCGCTGCCGCATGGAACATGAACAATAACCCTTCGGTTGACTTCGTGTTTCTCGTGCAAGTGACCGCTGCCAATGCGGCGGCTTGGAGTGCGGCACTAGCTGGTTACGAAGGCACGACTCTGGCGCTCGCACCTTTGAGCACGCAGTTTCCCGAAAGCACGCCTGCTAAAGTCGCGGCGGCGACGAACTATGCAAACCGCAACGCTTCGTCAAATTATAGCTTTCAGGTTGATAGCAGTTTAACGCCAAGCGTGACCGATGACACGGACGCTAACACGTATGACGGTCTATCTATCAACTATTACGGTCAAACGCAAATCAACGGTCAAGAGATTAATTTCTGGCAGACTGGCGTTATGATGGGAACTGGAAACGCCGTCACGGTTTTGACCGACTACTACAACGAAATATGGTTGAAAGGCACAATCGGCAATTTGTTTATGTCGGCTTTGCTTGCCCTAAATCAAATTGCGGCAAATGCTTCTGGCAAGGCTACTTGCATGAACATTCTTCAGCAAGCCGTAGCGCAAGGCGTGTTCAACGGGGTTATCAGCGTGAGCGAAGAATTGACTACAACACAAATCGCTTACATTGTCAATTTGGCTAACGCTAAGGCGGCGCAGCAAGTTGCTACGATTGGTTACTGGTATGACGTGACGTTTTCAAGCGTTGTCAACAATGCTGGCAAAACGGTTTATCAGGCTAACTATATCCTGATTTACGCCAAAGAAAACGTCATCAACAAAGTTTTAGGGTCACACGTTTTGATCTAACTAAAAACGGCTTTGTACGTGTAGGCAGATTTGATTAGGAGTTTTCGACATGACACAAGACGTTTCTGGTTTTGGCCTCGCACTGAATATAGTTGCGAGTTCAACATATCCAAACGGCATTCCTGTTACGCAGTTTGCTGGCGACGTTGACCCGCTGGACATTCCAGAAGTCAAGATAGCTGATTTTGAAATGGGATTGAATGGCGATTTGGTTTCATGGTCGCGCGCCATGCCAATCGTGATCAAAATTGCAGTCATCAACGGTTCTGATGATGACCAAAATCTTGCGGTTCTTTTCGAGGCAAACAGAGTCGGTCAGGGCAAAACATCGGCCTATGACCTTATCAACTTCACTGGCGTTTATCCGCAAGGAAACACTGTCAGCTTGTCGAATGGTAAAATCACTGACGGAATGCCAGGGTCAAGCGTCGCGAGCAACGGCAGGCAGAAAACGAAAACATATTCGTTTGTGTTTCAAAACATAACGGTCACGCAACCGACATTGCCGGTCGTTTAATATGAAAAACGAAATTAAGATTTTGCTACTCGGAATTGCTATGGTGTTTCGAGTAGCTTTTTTGTTTAAACCGCCGGTTGGCAATCAAACAGATGTTGCCGTAAATATGGCGGAAGAAATGGTTTTTGCTGTAGAGCGCAAACACGGAAAGATTAATTTTGATGCCTGATTTGCTTTATCCCAAAGAGGTGCAAATCAAATGCCTTGACGGCACGGAACGCACTTACACAATCTCACGGTTTCCAGCGATTGCGGGCCGGGAGATTATCGCAAAATATCCTTTATCGGCAGCGCCCAAGCTTGGCGACTACGCGGTCAATGAAGAAACGATGCTTAAGCTTATGTCGCACGTTGCGGTCATGCCCACAAGCGGCGCGATGCTACGCCTGACGACGAAAGCTTTAGTTGATAATCATGTGCCAGATTGGGAAGCATTGGCGCGCATCGAAGTCGAAATGCTAAGGTATAACACAAGTTTTTTTCAACGCGGCGAAGTCTCAACTTTCTTAAAGGCTACACTTCAGAAGTTCCTAGTGTCGGCTTCGCCAACGTTGAAGACTTTGTTGGAGCAATTATCGGTAGCGGAAAAGCGACGCTAAAAGAGTTGCGCGATGACTACACGCTTGAAGAAGCGTTAGACATTTTCGAGGTTGTCGCTGTAGGCAGATACAACGAATATCTTGCGATAGAACACGCTAAGAGTAAGAAAGGTAACAAGTAGCTTTGTCAATTCTTGATACCTTCTATCTGCTGTTTGAAAGCAATGCCGATGAAGTAAAATCGGCTACGACAAAGGCTGAAGGTGCGAGCGCATCGCTTCAAACTGCACTCAATAAAGACGGCGAAGCTTCAGCCAAAGTCGGCAAGGAATTAGAAGAAAGCGGCAAAAAAGGCACGCTTGCGTTTCAAGATTTAGAGCGTGTCGGCCGTCGCTTTTTTGTTGATACCATTCGGCAGATAGCAGAACTCGGCACAGGCTTTTTAGGCTTTCTCGCTGTTGAAAAGCTATTTGAAGGTCAGCTAGAAACTTCCGAAATGGTTGAACAGCTTGGCAACGCCGCTAAAGCTTTAAATGTCAATGTTTCTGATTTAGACGCTTGGGGACAGGCGGTAGTTAAAGCTGGCGGCACAACAGAAGGTTTTCAGCAAAGCATTAGAAGTCTAAATGAACATATTGCCGGAATTGAAGTAGGCGGTCGCGGCAAAGAATTTTTGAAGTTTTTTCATTCTATCGGCGTTGAAGCCTTAGACGCCCACGGTAAAATGAAGCCGATTATGGATTTGCTGCCAGAACTAGCGGATGCGTTACATAAGCTTCCTGCTAATCAAGCAACGGCAATAGGCGAGCGTTTAGGCTTTGACCAAGGCACGTTAAACTTACTAGAGCAAGGCAAAGTTTCAACGCTTGAAATGGTCGCGGCGGCTAGAGCGTTAGGCGTAGTCAATCAAGACGATGTTGAAATAAACGAAAAGTTTCAGGACGCTTTAAAAGATACGCGCGAGACAATGCGCGGCGTCAGAGTTGAAATTAACGATTACGTGTTGCCTGTCTTTACAGCTTTTCTTGAAGGCATGGACGCAATTATATCATATTTGACCGAACACAAACAACTTATTGAAGGCTTTTTTATCGGCCTTGCAAGCGTGCTTACGGTTTATTATGGTCCGGCTTTGGTCGCGACTGCATTGGAAACTTGGGCGTTAATTGCGCCAATGGTTATAACTATCGCTTTGATTGCGGCGCTAGGCGCGGCATTCGCTCTTGCATACGATGACTTGATGAACTTTTATGAAGGCAACAATTCGGTAATAGGTCAGCTTTCAAAAACATGGCCGGTCATAGGTCAAATAGCAAACGGCTTGCCGCCTATTTTTAAGTTATTGGAAGCAACCGCTAAAGGTGCGTTTAAGGTAATTGTTGACGGCATCTTAGGTCTAATAACTTACCTGTTTGAGTTTGGCGAAGGCATTGGCGACGTAATTAAATGGTTTACTAAATTGCAAATTGCGGGCGTCAGTGTAGGCACAGCCCTGACCGACATTTTCCAAGGTTTGATTACTATGTTGCTAGACTTAGGCAAGATGATTGCCCAAGTCATCCAAGCGGCGGGAGGCATCAAAAACATAGGCGCTACCATCGAACACGTAGTCACAGGGGACGGCACAGGGAACGCACCTGTAGGGCCGGGCGGCATTCGGCTACCAGTTTCGGGAGTCATGCCAACAAGCCCGGCTGGCGCTTCCCTGACGGGTCAGGACCGGGCGAATATTGCGGCCGGGCAGAGCGGCCTAGCTGCAACACAAACCCCGCTGGCGGCACAGACAAGCGGTAGCGTGACAGGCGGGCAAGTTGCCAGCACAATCAACAATAACGTGACCGTTGGGGACACTACGGTTAACACACAGGCGACTGACCCTAAAGCCGTGTCAAAAGCCGTTGGCGACACTTTGAGCACACATATCAAAGCGGCGATAAACCACTATAGCGACGGGACGCAAAGCTAGTGTCTCAAACCTTTACAGATGCCGTCGCGGCATCGCTTATAAACAACTTTGCTAACCCGTCTATCGGCGCGGTTGATGTTGTGGGCATATTTGACCAAAACTATAATCAGATTGTGCCAAACGTGCGGCCGATACGCGCGAGCGTAAAAGAAGATGCAGAATTTCCCAAGCATCCGCTAGAAACAGGTGCTTCTATTCAAGACCATAGGATATTCAATCCTATAGAAATTGAATTAAGCGTTGTGTTTAATGGTCAAACTTTTGTTGACGATTACGCGACGTTAGAGATTGCCTACAACGGCACAACGGCTTTAAACGTGCTGACAAAAACTAGAACATATGGCAATATGTTCATAAAGTCTTTGCCACACATAGAAGACGCTGACACGTATGACACTATTCGTATGGTCATTACGTTGACTGAAGTTGTCGTAGTGCAATCTCAAACCCAAGCGTTGCCGCAAAATCCTGAAAATGGCGCGACGGTAGCACGCGGCGCGCAACAAGGCACAGCGCAAACCGCACCGACAAGCATCAACGGAAACCAGAACACAGGAAGCGCGGCCTATCAATTTTTCTATGGAGGCAAGCAATGATATTGTTTAGCCTTCTGCCTATTCCTAATCAGTCAATCGTTACGACGCAAGACAGTAATCGTTACGAAATAAGAATAGTAAGTTGTAACGGTTGTGTTGCGTGCGACGTGACCTTAAACGGAATAGTCTTGTTTACTGGCGCGCGTATTGTTGGCGGCGTGCCGGTCATACCGTTTCCATACCTTGAAGCTGAAAACGGCAATTTTATTGTCGTTTGCGACACTGAAGACTTGATAGATTATAGCCTGTTCGGAACAACCCAAAATTTGTACTATTTAAGCCGTGCTGAAATGCAAGCGTTATGAGTACGGTGCTAGACCCTCGCATCTTAAAAGTAGTCGTTTCTGTCGGCACGGAGTCTTTCACCTATCAAGACTTAGGAACAAGCTTAGGGTTTGCCATAACAGCACGTGGCACAAAATATGCAAATCCCATTCAAAACGAATGCGAAGTTGAAATTTTTAATCTGTCAACGCAAGAGAAAAACTATATTTTGACAGAAACAAGCCCTTACAATTCAAACCTTGGGACTGAAAAAACTATTTCGGTTTATGCCGGGCGAGTATCAACCGGGTTTTCTTTGGTCTATGTTGGCGACATTACAAACGTCACAGTCAAGAGTCCGCCTGACGTAGCTATCACCATTAAGTCGGCAACAAAGCAAAGCAAGAAATCTCTTGTGGGCATCAACTCGTTAGGCACTTTGGCAAAGCTATCTAAAATTTCTGGCAGCGTTGCCAATGCGCTAGGGCTTCAGCTTAACTTTGTTGCGACTGACAGAAACATAGCGAATTACGCTTTTTCAGGGTCACAGTTAAAACAGGTTGATGCAATAAACGACATGGGAAACGTCAACGCTTATGTTGATGATAATTCACTAGTCGTAAAAAATTATAATCAACCTGTCGATAATACGATTACAATAATAAATATCAATACCGGAATGATTGACATTCCGCAAGTGACGGAAGAAGGCGTAGAAGTCAAATTTTTGTTTGTCAATTCGGTCAAGCTTGGCGGTGCCATTCGTTTATCTAGCGTTCAAAATCCAGCGTTGAACGGCGATTACGTTATATTCAAACTGGCATTTGACCTTGCTAACCGTGACAACAATTTTTATTACACAGCGTCATGCGTTAACCCTGCCTATAGCGGCGTCGGAATAACAGACAATAGCGTATCGACTGACGCGGCCACGGATAACCCGCCATGAGCGAAAATTTTACAGACACAAACGCACCGACCGATTACGACTTTGCAAACAAAGATACGTTAACGGGTTTGCTTCGCCATGTGCTTAGAGAAAATTCAAAAAATCACGAAGATATGCTACCTGGTATTGTCGTAGCTTATGACCGTGTTTCTAACATGGCGACAATACAACCGCAAATTAAAATATTGACAAAAGATAATAAAATCGTCAGCCGTGTGCAGCATACAAGCATTCCTGTCTTTGCTTACGGCGGCGGCGGCTTTGTCATAAGCTTTCCGGTCAAGGCTGGCGATAAAGGATGGATAAAGGCTAACGATAGGGATATAAGCCTGTATATGCAGGCGCAAGCCGAAAGCGGACCGAACACAAACCGCCTTCATTCGTTTCGCGATGGCATGTTTTTCCCTGACGCTATGGCGTCGTTTACCGTGGCAAGCGTTGACATAGGAAATATGGTCATTCAAAATTTAGCTGGCACGGTAAAAATAGCAATTAGCAATTTAGGCATAGCTTTTACAACGCCTAACGCAAACGGCTTGACGCATAATGGCGTGCCGATTGGCGCTAGTCATGCTCATACAAATGTTCAAACAGGTTCGGACGTTTCCGGTCCGCCAGTAGCATAGGAGAATTACGATGCAATTTGACGCAATCGACGGCGGCGAGAGAGCAGCAAATAATTCAAATTACTATTTGGGTTTAGGCGTTGCAGGAACTTTAGCCGGTTCTTTTATTTCCATTTCAAATGCGGCTATAAGCGGCAAAGACGCATTTAGCTTCGGTAACAATCAAAACACGCCAAGTTGTTATTGGACGCCAAAAGTAAGTTTTTCGTCTGCAACGTTTTTTCACGGTGTAAGAATTTTAATTCAACAATACCCATTCCAAATTGATTTTTTTAACGCAAATCGTAATGCACAGTTTTCAGTTGTGGTGAACGTTGGCGGTTCAATAAGTATTGTTTCAAATAACGTTATTTTGGCGACGTCGCCAAGCGGTTTAATTTTGCTTAACACCGCGTTTTATTTAGAAATATACGGTGTAATATCGGCTTCGCTTGGCGCAGTTACTATTAGGTTAAACGGAAATCCTTCGCCTGTTATGACGCCTTTAGTAAATGTGAACACGGCCGCTGATACATCGTCTTTACCGATTACATATTTTCATTATTCATGCAATGCGTCTTTTACCAGTTTTGTTCGAGATATGTACGTTCATGACGGCACAGGCGCTAGTCCATTTAATACGTTTTTGGGCAATGTCGGTTGCGAATGGTTGCCGGTCGCGTCTTTGGTTTCTTCGGCATTTACGCCAGTTGGGGGAACAAATTTATCTAACGCGGCATCAACGCCACCTAATCCTACGGTTGACTATAACGAAAGTTCAACCGTAGGCGCATTGGACAAATTCGGCATCACAGCATTGCCTAGCGACGTTGCAAGCGTCATCGCGGTCATGCCGGTTGACTACTCTTACAAGTCAGATACGGGACCACGCGCGCTTCAGAAAACTTTATATTCCGGTTCTTCAACGGTTGTAGGCACGGAAAATTATTTGAACGAAAGCCCGACATGCAATCAAGACCCTTGGGTTACCAAAGACCCTGCTACGTCCGCAAACTGGACAAATACGGCCGTCAATGCGATTAGCATAAGCTATGAAATCGCCGCGTAAGTAAATTGCGATGACGACTGGCAACGTTGGGCAAGCTGGCGCTTTAGCTTTAAGCAAGTCTTCGCCTAAAGCTGAAGTCTCGCAAGCTGGCGCACTTGCCACGGCTATTTCAAATCCTCAAACTGAAGTTTCACAAGTTGGCGTTTTAGCTTTAGAAATTTCTGACCCGAAAGTAGAAGTGTCGCAAGCTGGCGTTTTAATGCTAGTTCGATACATTACGGGAGACGTTGCACAAGCTGGCATTCTCGCGACGGCGCTTGCTAATCCGCAAGCTGAAATTTCGCAATCTGGTATTGTTGCGCTTTCGATAGCAAAGCCTGAAGCTGAGGTCTCACAAGCTGGCGCATTGGCACTTGTGACTTACATTGTTGCCGTCGCTGATGCTGACGTTGCACAGGCTGGCGTTTTGTCTTTTGTTCGTTATCCATTTC